TTTGTATTCGCTTTAGGCTGGGTGTCAAGTTGTTCTTGACTGTCAAGGTGCTCTTCATCTTTTTTTGACCCTTTTAACCATTTCTTGTAGGGTATTTAGTGGTATATTGGGTGCGGTGGGCGGCAGCCCTTTGCGTTTGTTGTCAGCCTTGTCTTGTTCATAACGGTTGTAGGCCAGCACAACATCCATCACCATAAAATCCAGGGTGTCAGCCGTGGCTAACACTTGGCTTGGCAGCAAATGATATCGCGTGGCCAGGTTGTCTAAAACTAAACAACGCCGCAGGTCCTCACTGTCAGGATCTAACTGGGCGTTTATTACTTTCCCAGGCTTTCCACCACGCTGACGATCACACGCATCAGAACCTTGGTAGGTAGGCTTTCTTCGCCTGTGAGCACTTGGCTTCCATCTTCATTGAGAATCAATTCACGCACGGCTTCAATCACTGAGGCTGTGTTGCTTTGATCAATGGCAGCCAGTTTCAAGAACACATCCATAGGCTGGCGGTCCCAGGTCCAGAATGTGAGTGCTTCACCAAATTCCGCAACAATGTCTTCATCGTTGATGGTGACTTCAATAAGGCGGGGTTTTTTTGCAATTTCTGAGAGTTTCATCTTTAGTCCTTTTGTCTGTTGATCAGTTGGTTTATTGCCGCAATGGCAAAGGTCATACGGCCGTTGGCTTTCTGAATGTCTCCAGAGGCACAGCGTATTTCATTGGTGGATTTGGCTATTTCAGCCAGGATACTTTCCAGGATGGCCTGGTCAGATTTGTTTTCAAGAATATCCATAAGTCTTTTATCTATAAATCAAGAACGAACAGGGCTTGTGACCCTGTTCTTTCTATACTAACAATTACAACGTGACGCCGTAATCGCCAGTCACAGTCAATGTGACAGGTGATACCCACACAGGTGAGTCAGCACTAACAGTGGGTGCCAAGCCAGTCACGTAAGCATTGCCTGTGATGGTTGGTCCTGTTGCACCGCTGGAAGTGTCACCCATATAGAGACTGAACCCAACCAAGGTTTTGTTCTTGCTCAATTGGAACACACCTTGTGCGGCAGCACTGGTAGTAGAGGCAGCATTAGCAGTAGTGCCAAAGAATGTTTCTTCATCAAGAACACAATTCATTGCCAAACTGTTGGTTGCTGTGGTTGCCACTTGCTGTTTAGAGCCAGAGTCAAGTTGAGTCCAGGTGAATACATCATTACTATTGTTGATAGTGATGTCCTGAAGTGCTGGCATTGCCAAAGGTCCTGTTGCAGCCGCTACTGTAAGAGTAAGGGTTGCTTGGACATTGGCTACGCCTGGGGCTGGATAGATATAAGCCATTGCGATTTTCCTTTAATTTATTTTCATTTCCGTAAAACGGAATTCAAATTCTGTCAGCATTGCATCAGCCAGGAAAGAAGTTGAGATATCACATTCACGACTGACAACGCCAGTTATTTCTGTAGTATCTTTCACGTTCCTTACGCCTGACACAAGACTATCATAGTTTGAGGGCTTGAGTTTTGCGTCTATATAGACATACGCATTGATGGTTGTGACTTTGCGAGCAAAGATCCCAGCATCCAATGTATTCAAGAGATTGCTCTCCTTAGAGTTTGGCTCACTGACATAGAACACCTTGAAGTTTTTCTCATACAAGGGTTGTCCTGATGCGGTCCAAGGCAGTTCGCTGGACACAGCGAATGTGCCCAGGGTCAATGCTGAAATGCCGTCAATGATGGCTTGTCTCATCTGCGTCTCACCAGGTTAGTGACAAACGGATACATCTCTGATTCTAATATGGTTCCATTATTACTGAAATCATACCAGTCACCAGCGACTATTAGTTCGTCAAAAAGTGTGCGATACTTGTCGTCGTAGAATCCCAGTTTTTGTCTTTCCGCTGAATCAGGATTTCCAAAGTCTGCCACTTTTGCCAGCAGATATTCAGACAGGGTGTGATATACACAGAGGTCTGTGAAATCACCTTGTCTTGCCTGAATCAGAAACGGATCCAACGCGGGAACTGAAATTGATTGACCTATTACCACATTCGCAAGACTTCCGCTTTGACGAATGTAATAACTCTTCCACCAAGTGCTTGAACGAAATGCGTCCAGGATCCTGGTGGTTGAGCGGATCAATGAATCTTCTACAACATCTTGAGTCAAGCCTTCATTGGCACTGAACAGGCGACTGTCCTTTGCCACAACGTCATCATAATCAGCAAAACTGAAAAATGTACTGCCTTGAGTAATGAAAGCCATAGTCTTCGTATCCTATTAGGTCAATGAAGAGTCAAACTTCAAGTGGCGACCGTAGCCGTCTTGAATTTCACCCACGCCATAATATGCTGAGCAAACAATGTCGTCACCCAGGAAGGCAGCACGGCGTTGTGTCTCAATAGAGATATCGCCAATCATACCAAGACCCAGAGCGTCGCGGTGGAACACAGCACCTGGGAAGTCGCCAGGGTTGGTCACTGCGGCGATGTTGCTGGTTTCATAGATTGGAATACCAGCCAACATACCCACATAGCCCATACGCATTGCTTCATTGCCAACATCACCATAAACACCACCCAATGCGAATGGAGTATTACCGCTTGTGGTCAATGCTGCCTTCAAGTCATACGCGATTTCTGGGTGCAATACGCAAACCATTCCTTCTGAAGGAACAGCATTGGCTTTGAGTGTAGCAACTGCTTTGAAGATATCAGAGGGTGTGATAACTGCTGTGTAGTTGCCATAACCAGCGGCAAAACCTGCGAACAATGCTGTCAAGTCTGAATCCATCTTGCGAGCAACGGCTTCACCAAACAGTTTGCCCAAGTCAGCCACAACATTAGAAGCGGCACTTGTGCGAGCCAAGTCAGTCAGCAATGTGCGGATAGCAACGGTGCTCACAGTTAGTTGTGCTGTGTTGGTGCTAACTGCTGTGTTAGGCACTTCATCACCTTCTGTCACAGCGGCTGCTGTCTGCAGTGGGTAAATTGGCACATTTACGTTTTTACCTTGACCAGCGGCCAGGGTGTAGTTTTTTACCAAGCCACGCATAATGGAACGCTCGCTTGCGACGAACATTGCTTCTTGGATGATCTCTGGTAAGAGATCGTTTAGAGTTGTAGTTGTTGAACCAGCCATTTAATATTCTCCTTGAATTAGGCTAAACCAGCAGTCTTGCGATATTCCGCATAGACCTTACGGTGTTCTGGATTTTTAAGATCCAGTTTTGCTATATCCACCTTTTGAGGTGAGCCGTTTGATATGTTGGAGCGTCCATTAGTAGTTGCTGGCGTTGCTGCCACAAAGTGTGGATTGGCACTTAGAAAGTCTTGCACAAGATCTTCCACGCCCCACGCTTGTCCTTTGTCGTTATAACGAACTGAACCAGTTGAGTCAATGACTTCAACTTCACCTTCAGCATTCATTCTAACTTGACTCTTCAACAGCGATTTAACTTGTTCTGGATTGACAGAACGCAGTCTGCTTGCTGTGCTGAGTAGCGGTGCATCTACTTTGTATTCCTGTATCACACGGTCCCGCTTGAGTATTTCAGCGTCTTTCTTGGAAGCCAAGTCCTGTAGAATCTTTTCAAACTCTCCACGTTTAACTTGTTCTTCTTGTTGTTTCTGTTCCCAACTTGATTTGATTGTGCGTAGTTCCTCAATGTCGCCCAGGTCTTCGTAAGGCTTTGCAACCTTCTTCTGAACTGATGCCTTCATCTTGGCCATTGCATCGTCAAACTCCTGTTGAGAGTATGTTCGCTGAGTGTTCCCTGCGGATTCCTGACTTGTTTGAGGGGCTGGAGCGTCAGTTGCTCCTGTTGCTGCCAATGATTCAGAGTTCATTGTAATCTCTACCTACCTTTCGTAGTTGTGGTAATGTTATTTACCGTTTGTGTTTGGCCTTGCGACCTTTACTTGCTGAGTTTGCGAACCAGTGCTGGCCTATTGGCCTTGATGGCTTGGTCTTCTGCAATGTTCAACGCAACGGCTGTGTCTCTTGCTCGTGACTGCGTGGGATACGCTTTCATAAGGCTGCTGATGTTCTTGTTGATTGAAGTTTCTGTAAAACCTCTAATGACTCGTTTGCTGTCTTTCATATCAATATCCTCTTCCTGGTGGTTTGGGTGGTTTGGGTCGCTTCTTGTTCTTTTCAGTCCTGGACCCTCTTGCTGGTAATGCTCTCATAAGAACTCCTTAGTTGTTGTTTCTTGCGGCGTCAGCAGCCGCTGTCACAATGTCTTCTACCGTGATGCCTGGCAATGCTGTGATGATGTCAGCATTGGTCATACCTGTCATTATCATTTGCTGAATGTCTGCTTTGATCTCAGCAGTCATCACGCTGGAATCTTCTTCATAACTTTCCCACTTGGCACACCAGAACACAGCACGAACAGGTGCATCAAACTTGGTGCAATACAATTCACCTGGCTTGTAGTATTCGCAGTTGCCGCAGTTCTGACCAGGTGGCACATCTGGGTTGGTGGCCAATTGGTACGCGGCTGGCAATGATGCAGGGATTGCTTCACCGTCAGGGTATGTTCTGCCAGTTTGTGGATTGGGATCAATGAACGGCAAGCGTGTGTATTCTTCATCCATCAGTTCCAGTAGATGTTCATCAATCACTCTCAACATCACAGGGTCAGTTGCGGCTGATTTGGCAGTGACCAATTGCTCTACTTCACGACCTGTGTCACGAATGTTGAAACTGCCTGGATACTCTACTTCACCTGTCCAGGCTGTGCCCTGATACTCTGCGTACAGGTCCCAGATTTGTTCTTCAGCCAATTCAAGATTGTCTGCTTTCTCTGATAGTTTGGCATTGAGCAATTGGAATTCTGTTTCCATAGCAATGCCACTCAAGGTGGCAACTTCTGTGGCACGAACACTTCCTGTGTTGGCCATACGGTCAATCATTTTCACACGGTTGTTGATTGATTCGTAGATCATATTGATAGGAGTTGCGTCAGCGTTGAGCATAAAGGGACGCAGGCCTGGATCAAGATTCTCTTCCATAAGGATTAGAGCACCTGCTCCTGCACCTATCTGTGTTGAGGGTGTGGCTACTAAACTTGGATGTCCTTCCAGACGAACACTTTGTTCTACTTCAGAGAGTTCATTGTAGATGGCTCGCTGTTGATCAGCAATGTCAGAGATATCACTGATGCCCAGGCCACGCACCTGACTGCGTTCGTTATACACCAGCACAGCAGGTATCTTGCCCAGTTCATTGACTTCTTCTTTAACCAAGTTGGCTGAACGTGTTTTGTCTGTGGCTTCATATGTGCGGATAGTGTCCGTGGTCCATTCACGGATGGTGATCACTGAATCATTCACGTCTTCAATGTATTTGAAATAGGCCAACTGGTAGCGACCATTGGGCAAGCGTTCCCAACGCCAGTCAGTGACCACGAGGGGTGTCAAGAGATTCACATATGGACGAACACCTTGTGCCAATTGGTCTGCTAATGTTTCTGCTTCTATAGAGGGCTTGGTCATCAACACCCAGGCGTGTCCAAACACACTGGCCCAGATTGCAGTCTCTTTCATAAACGCATTGAAACTGCGTCCATCCAAGTCAGCATCAGACAAGAAGTCCGCCAAGGCTGGATCAGTTTCTAATCCAGCAAACTCCCGCTCAGGGTTGTCACGGAACAAGAATGAGATATAAACTGAGATCACTGAGCGACAATGATTGTCTAATGGTGTTGAACGCAAGCGGGCCTGGTATTCACCATCTGTTTCTAATGTGTATCGCACCAGGTGAAAGCCTCTGCGGTATTCGTCACCACCCAGATAACTATCCAGCAAGAACTGCCAGCGATCCTTGTTGCGTTGAAATTCGTAATTGGTTGTGCCTATGTAAGCGTAAGCGTCTAATAGTACTTGATTGGCCATTATTGTATCCTATGTGACCAGCGTTGTTGCGGCTGGGGTTTAACATCTCGCTTGACGGGCCAAATGTAGTTGATCATATATCTCAATGCGTCACTCATATGGTCATATCCTGAGTCCTTGTCTGGCTGAGATGTGCCTTCTTTATAAGCGTGGCGTTCCAGACTTTCAATAGTGTATTTACACTTTGGATCAACCAGTAGTCTTCTAACACCCGTTGCGTCACACAAGCGACTATTCACAGCATTGATACCATCACGCACAGCGTCGTGAGCCAAGGGTGCTTTCACAACAAAGCCTGCGTTTTGTAGCAGACTTAGGTCAGTTGATCCACCTGCAGAAGTCTTGCGTTGGCGACTGGCAGGGTCAGGATACACTTGTATTTTTGTTTGTGGATAACGTGTCTTGATTTCAGAGATCATCTCTTGTGTGTTTGAACTGAACATACGGATCTCATCCACAATGTGCAGGGTTTCGCCCAGACGCACACCTATTGTGGCACTCATTGGGTCAATGTTAAAGTCCATACCAATGTAGATTGTGTCAGGTTTATCCACCTTGAATGGCACAACATTGTCACGGCTAAAAGCGTAGTAGATACGCCCTGCAAATGATTCAAAGGTGGCCTCGTATTCTTGACGGAATGTGCGTTCATCCATCTCACTCTTGGCTGCGGCAACTTCATCAGCGGCCACACGCCCACCATCCAGCGTGGTGTATTGATAACTTACCCAGTCATCAGCGTGTTCAAGACTCATATCAAATATGTCCTTTGACCAGTTGCCTGTGCCCTTGGGTGTGCCAATGAATAGTGCGTGACCTTTTTTGTCACTCAGAGTGGGGCGGACTGCTGTCCATACATCTGGATCCATATCAGCAAACTCATCAAAAACGCAAAAATCTACAGAAAATCCACGCATACGGTCGTACGCATCTGCTGAACGTATGCCTATTTCAGATCCATTGCGTAAGTGTATTGTGAGTTCTGACTCGTTGATTTTTGAGATCCAGTTGAGATTTTGCAAACGGCCTTTGAGATGATCCCAAACAATGCCTTTGCCTTGCCCGCGTGTGGGTGCAATGAACCAGCATCTGCGATCAGGGAAGCGAGCAAACTTGGCCAACTCACGCATTGCCAACCAAGTCTTTCCAAAGCGACGACCACAGATTGCTACTCTGAATCTATGTGCGTCATTGGCAATGGTTTGCTGTGCTGTGCTTAGAGCCAATCAATCATCCTCCCAGGGCAACACTTGTGCTTCTTGCACTGAGAGTGGGCTGTCACTCTGTCCCAACAAGTTTTTGCCCAGGAAGATAAGCATTGTTGGATTACCACCCATTGCCACTTCTATTTGTTTTCTGCGTAGGCTTTGCTTTAGCGTCTCGCGACCTTTTAGCAGTTCTACGCTGAAATTGTAGCGAAGAGTGTTGCCATCAATGCCAAACCACTCTGCTATCTCAATGTCCTTGCAACCTATTGCGGCCAGTTTAAACACATCTGCAGAAGGCACAACTTTTTGGTTTCTACCAACTATTTTGCCTTCAGTTTCAACCACACCTTTTTTACGGCCTGGCTTGCGATTATGCACATATTCTGCACAATCAGTCAAGAGGGTTTGCTTGGGGGTTGCTAAGTTTGGAACGTCTGGGACGGTGCTGCCGTCATCTTGATCTTTTGGCTGATCAATGCCTGCCTCGTTTGACATAGGTAGAGTAATCCTTTACCGCCTCAATGGGCGTAAGATTATTTACCTATTTTTGAGATCCTCGTATGTTTTGGTCAAGTGCGAAAGCATAACGTATTGGTCCCAGGCATCTTGCACGGCTGGGTTCTTGATGGCACGTTCGTGTGCCAGAATGATTTGTTCTATCTGTCGCCAGTCGCGTTCTGGTATTTGCACTTCCACACAAGGTATGTCCTGCGTGGCGGGCAACACATCTTGCATTCTTGCACTGAAACTGCCTGGCTTGTATTCTCTGAATACCTCGCGACTTTGGCGTATGTGTGCGTTATCTAATAGTGCCAACTCGTCGTCCTTGCGTGTTGTATATGGTCAGAGCGTGTGGTGCTTGATAGCGAACACCAGAGCCTGAACCACCGTATTCTGTTGTGGCAGAAGGATCACGGTATTCTGTGTGCCCATTCTGCGTGATGCACTTGAGTGCTTGGTGGCAAGGATTACCTGCTGGGTTGGGTGCGGCACACGCTGTTATCAAGCACACGATGCTGATCACGCTGAGCCTTGCAATAATCATCATAATGTATTTCCCGTTCCAATGCTTGTTGAATGATTTCATAGCCATCTTCTGGCCAGTCTGTGATAATGTTTCGCAAGCAAGCCTGCAATCTCAAGCGATCAAACAACTTGTTCTTGATCATCTGCTACCTCTTGTGTGTTGTCCATTAGGTCAAAAAACTCATCCACGCTCTCATCCAAGTCAGGATTCTTCTGATTGATTGCACACCAGTTGAGCCAGATCTCATCTTTGACTTCAAAACTCAAGCCCTTGTATTGTGTCCAAGTCAGCGGCCAAGTTGTTCTGGCTGTGGTGCTCCAACTGGCGGGCTTGGGTGGTTTGGGTGGCACAGGGATCTGCTGATAGTTTTTTGGATCAGTTTCACACCTGTTGATTATGGTGCTCTTGTCGCATTTGTGTGCGGCACCTGCTTGAGCGGCACTGGCAAACTCACCCTTGGGTGTCTTATAAAAAAACTTCTTGGGCACGGTGTTCCTTTTGTACGAGTGTCCAGAAGATCAGTTCGTCTTCTGCTTGGCGTAGTTCATTTTGTTTTTGCACAACCAGGGCTTGGTAATGCTCTATGTTGGCTGTGATGCCTGCTGGTCCTAAATCAACTTGCTTCATTCTGCTACCTCTTCTTGTTCAGCAATGTGTTCGTTATACCAGGCCTCAATCTCTTGATCAGGCACATATCGCAGATGACGCTCCAAGTTGTCCCAATCACCTGCTGTGCGTGTGCCATCCTCGTGCTGATGGATAATGATCCACTCGCTCATATCCTCATTCCAAAAGATACCGCAAGTGTCAAAGCCCAGGCTGTTGCGGTCCAGGCTGTAAGTGTCGCCAGCAATACAATCACGCATTGTATCAAAATCAATCATTCTGCTACCTCTTGTTGTTTGGCTTTCCAGGTGTCAATCAGTTCTTGAATGCTAACTCTGCGGCCTGAACTATGATCGTATTCACTACTCCAGGTCTTGGCATTGATCAGCACACACGCATCTTGAACAGAACTCCAAGTTTCGCGATCACCTAATACCACAATATTTTGCATATTCATTATGCTACCTCCAGGATCTGCGTTGTGCCTTCATACACTTCACCTGGTTCAGTCTCTGAACGAGTGGCTGGCTCATTGCCTGTCCAGTTATCATCAACCCATTCTTCAACAGAACCATAGTCAGGATGCTGTCCTGATTTTATCTGTGCCAATTCTTCTGGCGAGATTTCAAGATCCCATTGATCCACAAAGTTAGTTTCAAAAACACCAGTTCTGACGTAAGTGATTTTCATTTTGCCTGCTCCTTAAAGATTAGTAATAACCGTGCCTGCCTGCACCAGATTGCCAGAGTTGGCACCAATGCTGGCCAGTGTAGAGGCTTTGATTGCGGCACCGTGTTGCTGTGTTGGCACATTAAACGATTCAAACTGACCAAATGTATCAGTGGTGCCCAGTGGCACAGGGTCATTTACCCAGCACTTACAGATACCAGTTGCGGCATCGTATTCAACCACTTTGAAATACTTTTTGTAGATGTCCAGTATCTCTCTGCGTTCTTTGCGACCCAGAGTTGGTAAGTTATCACTAATCCAAACTTTTTTGGTTGCTGCCAACATCTGTTTGGCGTAAGCGTGTGCGATGTCTTTGTTTGACATAAGGTGCTCCTGTAAAGCGTTGTTGATAAGTTGTTAGTATAGCAGATTGTGTATTATTGGTCAAACAGGGGCCGCGGCCCCTGTTGTGTTTTTACAACAATGGTTTGTGTGATTCAAACGCCACACTCTCGCGAATGTGTTTTTGATACGTCATACGGCACTCTGGCACTTCACGCAAAAGGCGTTGGATGCCTGGATGCTGATCAAACTCCTTGCGAGAAGGTTTGGTCTGCATAAACTCGTGCAGTTGTTTGAGACCTTCTTCAATCAGGCCTTTGCGATTGATGTCATCAAAATACCACATCATCTCGCCTTGCTTGAGGTAATAAAGTTCAACTTGATTAGACATTTGCTGGCTCCTTGGCTGTGAGTTCAGCGGCTTCACGCAGGGTCATTTCTGGAAACGCCTCTGTGAGATACTGACGATATTCAATCAAGGTGCTGGTAATCCAACTACCGTATTGCCAATCATTGTAATGCTTTTTAACATCTGCGACGTCATCAAACCTGCCGCTGTGGGCTTTGTTGGTTGCGAACTCGTGAAACGAAAGTGCTTGCTTGGACATAGTGTCTCTCCTGTATAGACAACTCATTTTGCGATGTGCTTTTTGCTGTCTATGTGCATAGTATAGCATCTTACCATTTATTGGTCAAACGGTAAAAAATAACCCTACAAACTCCAGGGTTTTTTGTTGTTTTTTAGCAACTAATACTCAAGTATTACCTTTTTTTGCGGGCTTTTGCTCGCTTTTTTGCCCTGATTTTGCGTTCATCCGCGGTGCGATGACTTGGATGCAGTAGGTCTTTTGGTTGGGCGTGGTAGCGTTCCCAGTTCTCAAATATGGCTGTGAGGCGTTCTGGTGTGATCAAGTTGCGTGGTAATGCATTTGTGATGTTGCCTTCTAATGCATTGCATCCACGATGTAGCACACCGCGTATGCGTCCTGACTTGTGATCGTGATCCAGCACAGCCTTGCCTGTTTCTATGGGCTCACTACACAAAGCACACAGCCCACCTTGAGCCGCCAGTTCCAGTTCTCTGTACGCACGAACAGCCGCGGCCTTTAGTCGTTCAGGTGCTACCAAGGTTGCATCCACACCCACCACGCAAATTTAACAAAGGTTGCGGCTGCCAACAGGTATCCTGCGGCATAGATGATGCCACCTGCTATTTGTTCTTTTGTTCTGGGTAATCGTTCGTTTGGTAATTTCATTATGTTTCCTTTTAATGTGTTAGAGCCCATAACACGCTGGCTTCTGGATCCAGTTCCCACCGCATAAACCAAAAAGCATCTCTCTTGATTACAGGCAGTTGATCTTGTTGCAGGGCTCGCACATCGTGCGGTATCACGTGGTGCTGATAGTAATCTTGCCAACGTGGATCCATAATCAACACAGCGGCATCAATCAAGAGAGTTGGAACTTTGGGAGCGGACGCTGCCATACTTGACGATTGTTTGCAAACCAGCCCATATGATATCCTGAAGTGATATAAGCGTGTAAGCCTGCTTCCAGATCTTTGCGAAGCACAAAGCCTTGTTCTCTTGCAAGACTGGCCCAGTATTCTGGATAGCGGCAGTTGATGTGTCCCACACCGTCTTGTCCAGGTTGTGCGGCGGACCAAACCACATAGCCGCCAGGCAAGCAGTTGATCCAACAACTTTCTACCACAAGAGGTGCCAGGTGTTCTTGTATGTGTTCTGCCACTTCCAGGCACAGCACCACAGGAGCAGGATCTTGTATGTTGAACATTGATTTGACCTGCACAAGATCAGGTCTTGGCTGTGCAGGATTCACATCATAGCCATATGCTTCTGCACCTAACTTGCGTAGTTCTTCTACATACACACCTGAGCCTGCACCTAAATCTGTCACGTGACGATCCAGTTGTTGCACAATCCATACTGCCAGTCTGGCAGCAAAAGGACGCTCTTCAGCATCCATCGTAGCATAATCAAAATTGGTTGTGTTCATTTGTTGGGTATCTCTATTTCATTTATGGCATTGATCACTTCGCGTACGGTCATAATCAATTTCCAGGTCTTGCCTTTGTTGTCTTTCTGGTCCATACATCTTGGATGATTTTGACTACAACTTTTCAGTGCTTCCCTGGCATTATACACAGCCTCGCGATTGAAAGGCTTGAACTTGCGAGGCACTTCACGCACCAGCATTTCCATTGCGTCTAATGTTTGTTCCCAGAACTCATTATCAACTTCGCGTTGATGCAAAAAGCCTGACCAGATCTTTTGATTGTCTATGTCAATGGCCTTGCCTGTGTCCTTGATAATGCCATTCAGCAGATCTGTAATGGCTTCGCAGTTTTTTACTCCATTTACCAAACTCATAATTGTTCCCATCCTTCGCCTGTATAACATTCAAGTATGGCCGCAAACCAGGCTTCAAATTGCGGTGCTACTGCTGACAAACTATAATCCATTCCACGATCACGACAATCACGAGGATCTATGGTGTGTGCTTGTTCAATGGCCTCTTTGTATTCACGCAGGGTGTGACACAAGAATCCTGTCTTGCCGTTTTGTATTTCTGCAAACGCACCAAAGTGCGGTGTGATAATGGGTGTGCCACTCAACAAGGCTTCTACCACAACACCACCAAACGGTTCCAGGTACGTGGTAGCAATGATCAGGGCACGAGCGTTCTTCATAAGTTTTCTACGCATTTCTGTATCTGCATATCCTAACTCTTGTGCCCAGGGTGGTGTGCTGGTGTAGCCAAGGTCTGATAACGCACCTTGCCCTGCAATCTTCAATTCATAACCTGCTGCCTCTGTGGCTTTTAAACAAGTTGTGATGCCTTTGATTTCTGTGACTCTGCCCAGGAACAAAATGTAATCATCTTTTTCTTTCTGAAAGTCAAAATCATCTGGATCAAAGTAATTGGGAATCACCCAACTATACCAGTGCTGTGGATTTTTTAAACCTTCAGTGGCGTTGCGTATTGCGTGTGACTCATAGGCCTTGAAACCTGAGAATGTGCCTGTTGAATAACCCACCCCTGGCTCCACAGGTATCACACCCAATTTCTCCACTGCCTTGGCAATGCTTTGATGTCCAATGCCCCAGGTGCAAAGCAAAAAGTCATTCTTCTGTGCTCGCTTGGCAATCTCTGGAATGGCTCGTTGATTGAAAGTGACGTTGGCGTGGTCAAATATGCTGTGTTTCCACTGATGCTTACGCCAATCGTGATTGCCGTACGCTTGAGTCAGCACAGCATTGTCTGTCACACTCACGTGTTCTGTGCAAACCACATCTGAATCTGCGTGTCCGTAATGTATTACTGTATGACCTCTTTGTGTCATCATCTTTGCGAACTTCAGAACCTTTTGAGTGTAAGCACACGCCACGTAGTCTTTGTGCGTGATGGTGTGCGGTATGCCCAACAGGTGAAATCTAAACTTTTGATCTTTGCTCATCTTTGATTGCCTTTCTTTCTTTTTTAATCGTTGCTTGTTTCTGGTGAAATACATCGCGATTGACCAAGTGTGCGTTGCTCACGCACCAAGCATCTTGCCAGTGCTGTTTCATCAGCATTAAACAATCACGGAATCTACCTCTGCGATGCCAGTTTGTGCCCCACAACTCAACCCATTGTTCAAATGTGATCTCCCAGATTTCTTTGCGAAACCACGCTTGACTTCTTGCCTTGAGCCAGGCATTGTATTGATCGTGCCGCACAGGATCACTACCCACTTTCCAAGTGTGTGGTCTTGGTCCTGTTCCTCGTCCTGCTTTGCCTGTCATTTGTAATACTCTCTGATTCGTTTGCCGTGTTCGCGACGTGTGATGATTTCTACATTGTTCAAGCACCAGTCTCCTTCAAGATCTGTGCGACACATACAAAGTTGTTCTGCACTACGTCCTCTTTGATCCCAGTATGGTAGCCAAGCATCACGCCATTGTTCCCAAGTCAGTAGCCAACGACCTCCACGCAGTCGTGATGTCACGCGGTGATATCCAAATGCCACATACATCTTGTGGTGTTGTGCATCTGGTCCAGATATCCATTGTGGTCCTTTGGGCGGCTTGTTCATTGTTTATTATTTATGAGTATAAACATTTCTTGGTAAATTAGCAAGTGTTTTTGGTGAGATTGTTTTGGTATCTATGAGATGAGTTGGCACTCATCTATTCGTCTGCGTGACTTCGTCTTTGACTCGCCACTTGACTCATATGGCGTTCTACTTCTTCTTTGAGATGTCAAGAGACACAAGAGGTGCAACAGGTAAAGGGGTCAAGAGGAAGAGACGAAGTCTCGCTTGATCACTTTTGGGCGGACGCAAAGCGTCTGACCATATGTAATAACTCACGTGATGTGCAATGGAGCAAACGCAAACTGCCCCTGACTCAAAAGAGAGTATCACCCTCCCCCCCAATTGATTTTTAAACCTAATCGTGTTGCAACACGCACAAGGAAGTTCAATCCGTGCCATAAGGTAGCAGACGCTGAAAACTTGCGGCCAAAGATATACCCGCCCCAGAGGTCTGCCTTGGCCAGGCTTGTTGAGTTTCAAGACGTTGCAGTTAGTATTGACCCTGCTTTGGTCTCTTCCACGCACAGAGAGGGTATGTGACGCTGGGATACTTCAGTTCAGATTGTGTTGCTTGGGGAATTTAATATGTTGCCTGTTGTGCTGCCTAATAAACAGGTACTGATAGAGAGTTTCTATTTTGTGCTGTTCTTACAAGTATATATGACTTGCTGTAAAAAAGCAACGATTTATGACGGTTTTTTTGCCAAAAAGAAAGCCCAGATTACGGATTCTCTGGGCTTTCAGAAGACTCTAAATGTCACTAAAGAGTAGTTGGGTAGCAGGGTGGAATACTTGAACAGGACACAAAATAAATGGCACATTTACAATGTTGGACTCTTTCCACTGAGTCTGCGTTTAGATCATTTGTGAATGACCCCGTGCTACCTAACCACATTTATTTAGTCGTCAAAATATCGCACCTCAGGTATTTCGTAGCCCAGTAATCCTGTCATTGCTGTGACCAAGAGTGCTTGGCTGACCCAGTGTTCATTCACACCCACTCGCGTGGCAGCATCTATCAGTGTTCTGCGTGTGCGTTGTATCATAAAATCCACAGCCTCCTTGGGATTGTCTTGCACCAAGTTCTGTGCTCCTTCCAACATCAGACGCATCTCAAACTTGGTCACAGGAGTCCATCCAGGATAGCCCAGATTACCAAAATTAAACCATACAGGGTCCATTGAATCTTGTTTCATCGTTTATTTACTTTGGTAAAATCCTCACCGTAAATAGGTGATGGAACAAAAAAAATTAGAAGAGTTCATTGCAGAGTACGCGGAGTTCGTGTATCACACTGATCCAGGTGCAGACAGCAGGCGTGATCCTTGCAGTGACAATCCGTCAGCAATGTTGATGATAACCAAGATCAAACCCAGAGTCACCACTTGTGGTGATTGTGCCAAGGTGTGCGACAAACCCATTGAGAGATGTATCAGTTGGGACTTCAAAAAATTAGTTTGGAATCAGCGTTGCTTGAGTTGCAAACGCAGTCTCAATCACACCACAGGCCTGTTTGAATACGCTGCCAAAAAAAGCAACATCAGACCAATGGATCCTGTGACAGGCAAGTTCTTAAAAGAACATCTTGGCAATGAGACCGCCGCAGATGCTGAGCAACAGACCAATGATATAAATCAAGGTTGAGTTGATTTGTTTGTTTTGCTTGTCACCCAGGTTATCAATTTTGTGGTGAATTTCACCCAGTAAGTTTTCAATGCGTTCAACTTTGTCCTCCAGTCCTGTCATACGGTTATCCAAGTTCAAATACCTTTGCTCACAGATACTTACGTGAGCATCCAGACTTGATCTTTCAATATCAGCCACCAAATGTCTCCTGAGCACAAGTGCTGTAAAGGGCACTAACATCTTCAGGCTGCACATTGGTGATCCAGGCCATCACAGCAGGGTTCCAAACAGCGTGATAGTAGCAGGTGCGATTTTGGCCGCCGTGCTCACTACTATCTCTGTTGTGTGCTTGGCCATCACCTTGTGGGTGCGTACCTGTAATGATGGCAGTGAATAACTCCAAAGAGAGTTCTCTGTCTTGACGACCAACTATGGTATGATGATCTTCTACACAAATTTGTATTCTATAAACCATAAAATTCCTTAGTTTGAAGTCTTGTTGGGGAATGAAGTTCCGCCATTGGTGCCGTTCATATTGAACAAGCCAGTAGTACCTGTTTGCAAAATGGCTTCTGCTGTGGGCACACTATAACTTGCATTGGTGTATAAGGCTGTGCTTTGAAACACCTGGAAGTCATCAAAGTAGATACCGTTGGCTCCAACGTCGCCTGAATTACCAATCTGAATTTTGTTCAGTCCTGAAGTGGCCACAAAGTTTCTTGCGTATGCTCCTGATCCACCTGATGCGGCTCCAAGACTCACACCATCAATATGCACATACATCGTACCCGCAGTTGTGTTGCGACACACACTCACAAACTGCCAGGCATCACGGGTCCAAGTGTAGTTCCAGTAATCCAGGTCTGCAACCCCACGAGCAAAGATGTTTATGGCATTGAAGCCTGACCCGTATCCTGTGCCATATCTAAATCCCAGGCCACCGCTGGTCATTTCGTTTGAACAAATATGACGGCTGGTGCTGTTGCTCACAGCACTGGGAATATACTGCCACCATTGAATAGTCCAATCACCTGTGCCTGATGGCCACCATTGATAATCACCAGATGTGTTTTCAATCTTTCCTGCGTTGGTACTGGTCACCATACTGGCTGTGCCAAACTTATATATAGAAGTAGAAGTTGTGGCACTGGTTGCAGTCATACCAATTGTGGGATTGGTCACAGGCGGAATCCCTGGAGTTGAATAACTCACAAGATCCTTCCAGCGTCTCATTTGGCCTGTGTGCGTGAGACTACGCCCTGTTGCGTATCCTATGCTCATTAGTAAATCTCACTACCAAACGCTGAAAAGCCAATGTTGGCTGTGCTGGCATTGATACGAATGGTATCAGTTGCTGCCATTGTGACACCCAAGGTCAAAAAGATTGTGTCGTTTGGCACAATTAGTGCATCTTTCACAATGTAGTTTGAAGTGCCCACAGCGGCATTGGCCACACAGATTGCTATGCTCACATTGGAGTTGGCTGTGTGCTGATTGCTGATTGCAATGCTACTGATCACTGCGGCATTGGCTGCTGGAACCGTGTATAGTGTGGTCACGGTGGCTGCTGTAGGGTTTGATTGTCCTAATACTTTGTATGCTGTTGTCATTTTACATTCCTGCTAATAAGAAAGGGTCAAATACACCTGAACCTGCTGGTCCAGTTGTGCCCTGCGGACCAGTAGATCCAGTAGGACCTGTGGCACCTGTGGGGCCTGTTGTGCCTTGTGGGCCAGTGCTACCAGTTGGGCCAGTTGAACCTGTAGGTCCAGTAGATCCAGTGGGACCAGTGTCGCCAATGTTGCCTTGTGGGCCAGTGCTACCAGTTGGGCCAGTGCTGCCTATAGGTCCAGTTGTTCCTTGTGGTCCAGTTTCACCTGTAGGACCAGTTGATCCTGTAGGGCCTGTAGATCCAATGGGTCCAGTTGTTCCTTGTGGTCCTGTGCTACCAATAGGACCAGTAGGGCCAGACGCTCCTTGCGGACCTGTAGTGCCCTGTGGGCCAGTACTGCCTTGAGGCCCAGTGGCTCCTGTACCGCCTTGTGGTCCTGATGCTCCTTGTGGTCCAGTTGTTCCTTGTGGGCCTGTTGGTCCAACAATGTCTCCCACGTCTGTCCAGGTTGTGCCGTTCCAAACATAAAGATTACCATTGGCACTCACAATGTAAGCATCATTTACTTGATTACCAACTGAAGGCAAATCGCCAACGGTGGCAACCGTGCCTTTCATTGTGATTGAAGTACCAGCAGGTCCAGTAGTGCCTTGTGGTCCAGTAGGGCCAGTGGCTCCTTGTGGTCCTGTGGCTCCTTGCGGACCTGACGATCCCTGCGGACCTGTTGAACCTGTGGCACCCTGTGGCCCTGTAGTGCCTTGTGGTCCTGTTGATCCAGTTGGACCAGTGGCACCTGTTGGGCCACTTGATCCTGTAGGTCCAGTTGCTCCAGTTGTGCCTGCAGGTCCAGTGCTGCCACTTGGGCCAGTTGCTCCTGTTGGTCCAGATGCTCCTGTTGGTCCAGTAGATCCTGCAGGACCTGTGGCACCTACGATAGCGGTGCTGTCTGCACTGACCATCACAGGATAACTTACTGTGGCAATGGTGACATTGCTTACTTCGTCTGTGATTGTAATATTGTATGACATCTGTAATCCTTAAACGGTTAGAGCAGTATAACCTGCTGAGCCTACTGGATTACCAACAGCGGCATCAGGCTCCCAGGCCTGAACAAATGCCCATCTGTGCGATTGTGTTGTGGGGAAAGTGTCTGCATTGGTCCAGGTAAATGCCACAACCACCACGGGAATGTTTATTCTTGCGTCAGGCACAATGGGGCCTTGATACATATTTGCAGGCACACGCAGATTGACGGTGCCTGTGCTGGCTGATTGCACAACAGGTGCGTTGTTGCCTGTGAGTTCAACCTTGGCAAAACTGCCAATAACTGAACTATTTGAAAAGTTTGGTTGCCCTGTGTAGCGATTGAAAGCAATCTCATCCACTACCAAGGTCTGATAGTCTGCTGAGAAAGTCCAACCTGTAATGTTGGTATCAAAATTGTATAGATACTGCTTTTGATCACTGGGGAACGCTTGTGCCGCAATGATATCATCTGGACCACCAATGTAGTCGCTGAAACTTAAAACTCCACTTGCCATATTCTCCTCCTTGGGGATAACGCCTGACTATGGCCAGGACGCTGTTGTTATTTAGTCACGTTCAATTAGGGCACTTGACATCACTTGGTAAAAAAGCCTTTGCCAGTGCTGGTATTATACACAAAATACGCAATAAAGTCGCCCAGGGTTGTGCCTACCTGTGTGTTGGTTGTTATCAGGCTGGGCTGACTATCAAGCAAAGCACTGGCAGTAGCAGTGGGATTGACCCATTCAAAATTTGAAATAACCATTGTGCCGCCAATGTACAAAGCACCAGTGGTATAAACTGTTCCGCCAGGAGTGCCATACCAGAATGCACGACATTCAATCACAATTTCTGTATTGCTTGGATACAACTGTGCCCATCTCACAAGATTGAGTCTCACACTTTCTGCTCCAGTGCCTGTGTTGTCTCCACCCCAGGTCAGGATAGGTGTTCCTGTGGTAGGCCATTGACTCTGACAATCCCAACCAATATAATCACCCACCACAGTTTGACCAGCAGATGGTGCTATAATTCTAAAACGTATGTCCAGGTCTGTTCCACTGTCAAATGCTGTGGTGACGGCAACGTTTTGTGCATTACTCAAATATCTGGGTCCAGTGTTGATGAAATCGCAAAATCCTTGACCGTTGGTATTCACACAGGCCAACTGATCAGCCACGCCGCCTTGTGAAAACACAGCCTGACTCAGATTCGCCACACTGTTAGCACCAAATGCACCGCCAAGTTTGTTTATCAAAGTTGCAATACCCAAGGCAGTGGCAAGACTACCACCACCGCTGTCTTTTAATGTTGTGGTTCCATCTTTGACAATGTCTGTGACTTGTTTAGGTGCAAATATCACACTGGCAGGGCTTGAGAAAGCACCAGTAGTGGTTGAATTCACACAACGAG